CCTGTACCCCAACGTCGGCCAGCCCGGCGCCAACCCCGACCACAAGCACGACTTTCGCCCGTCGGACATCGTCGACTTTATGCGCCTGGCCGCCCCCGACTGGACCCTGCTGGAGAATCAGACCCGCGCCGATGGCTTTGAGTACAGCTTCCTGCTGGTGTTGCGCAAAGAAGCACCCGGAGAAGGCCAGAGCGACGAGACCACCGCACCCAAGCCCGCCAAAAGTGTCGGCCTGGTGCGCGTCGGCGCCCATGGCGATGCCGTCTGGGCCAGCTCCCCCTGCGCCCTGCTCAAAGAGCAGGGCTACCATGTCACCGCCTATGTCGCCAGCACTGGTGGCGACATCCTCAAGGCCGACCCCAACATCGACCGCCTGGTCGTCATGCCCGACGGCATCCTGACCGATGACGAGCTACTCGCCTACTGGGCCCATGAGGCCGCCAAGCATGACAAATGGGTCAACCTCATCGGCTCGGTCGAGCAGCGCCTGCTGTTCCACCCCGGCAGCAACGAGTTTTTCCTAAGCCACAAGCTGCGCCACCAGTTCGCCGACAGGAACTACTTGGAGATGATCCACGACTACGCGGACCTGCCGCACGACTTCCGCCAGAAGTATTACGCCACCCCCGCCGAGCTGGCCTGGGCGCGTGAGGTGCGTGCCAAGCTGCCCGCCGGCCCGGTCGTCGTGCTCAACCCCTGCGGCAGCGGCCCGGCCAAGACCTGGCCGCACGCCCAGGCCTTCATGCAGCGCATGAACGACGCCGGCATCAACTGCGTGGTGCTCGGTGACCTGCGCCTGGATATGGAAGAAATTGCCCCGCATGCCATGGTGGTCGGCAAAGAATGGCCGGTACGCGCCGCGCTGGCCTTCTGCCTGCTGGCCGATGCCGTGGTGGCGACAGAGAGCCTGATCGCCAACGCAGTGGCCATGGAATCAATGCTCAAAGTCGTGCTGCTCAGCCATTCCAGCAACGAGAACTTGACCAAGCACTGGGTCAACACCGCCGCCATCGCCCCCGTCAGCGTTGCCTGCCATCCTTGCCACCGCGTGCACGGCGCCACCCTGGCCTTCTGCAGCCAGGACACCAACACGGGCGCCAGTGCCTGCATGGCCAGCGCTACGCCCGGCCAGGTGGCCGACTTCGTCATCGAGCAGCTGGCCGACAGCCTGATCCCTCTACCCGAGCTGGAGGCCGCCTGATGGACTTCGCCGCTGACATTCCCGCCATGACGCTTGACTTCGGGGTCAATGCCACGCTCAACGGCGTCGCCGTGCGCGGCATCTTCGACAACGACTACGTGGTGCAAGACATGGGCGGCGGCGTCGCTTCCTCGGGCCCGGCCTTCACCCTGGCCAGCAGCAGCGTGCCGTCGCCCGTAGTCGGCCTGGTGTTGGTCGTCAACGCCACCTCATACAAGGTGGTCGAAGCCATGCCAGACGGCACCGGCATCACCCGCCTGCAACTGAGAACCTGACCATGGCCAGCGCCCAGCAGCAAATCATGACCGTCCTGCAAACCCTGCTGGCAGCCTCCGGCACGGTGGCAGGCGCCAGGGTTTACCTGGACCGTGTGGACAGCCTGCAGGCTGCAGACCTGCCCGCCATCGTGATTGATGAGCGTGGTGAAGTGTCGGAAGTCATTGAACTCGATGACACCCAGCAGCGCACCAGCACCTTTGGTGTGCACTGCGTGCTGGCTCACACCACCGCCGCCGCTTATGACGCCCGGGCCTTTGGCCTGGCCGTTGAAAAAGCCATTGCCGGCAGCGCCACGGTGAAAGCCCTGGCGCACCTGGGCATGTTCATCACCGAGAGCAAAACCGAGATCAACGGCGACGGCGACCGGCTGCTGGCATCGCGTGACCAAGTGTGGCAAGCCACTTACCTGGTGCACCCCACCAACCCTGAAATCATCAACCCCTGAAGGACCACACCATGTCTGGAATCTCCGCACAAGGCAGCACGCTGCACATCGCCACCGGCACCGGTGGTGCCAAAACCATCACCGCCATCACGGTCGGCAACCCGGCCATCGTCACCAGCGCCGCCCACGGCCTGAGCGACGGCGACGTGGTCACCATTGCCGCTGTGGTCGGCACCATGAGCACGCCGCTCAACGGCACCAGCCGCGTCATCAGCAACGTCACGGCCAACACCTTCGCGCTGCTCGACTTTGACAGCACCGGCCTCACCTACACCAGCGGCGGCACGGCCACCCCGGTGACTTACACCAAGGTCAACGGCGTGCTGAGCTTCAGCGGCATGGACGGCGCCGCCACTGACCTGGACACGACCGACCTCGACAGCACCGCCATGGAATACATCAGCGGCCTGGTTGACGAAGGCAAGTTCTCTTTTGAAGCCAAACGCATCGCCGCCGACAACGGCCAGATCGCCCTGATGGCCGCGCGCAACAGCGGCGCCGTCACCGGCCTCAAGCTCACACTGCCAGATGCCGCCGTGGCCACCTTCAACGTGCTGGTCAAAACCGTGCCCACGGCCGGCGGTGTCAACGCCGTGCTCAAGGGCAGCTACGACTGCAAAATCACCGGCCCGGTGGTGTGGAGCTAATCCAGCATGACGCTACTCTCCAAAAGCGCCATCCTGGCCGCCACCGACCTCAAGCACGAAGACGTGCATGTGCCCGCCTGGGGCGGCACCGTGCGCATCCGCACCATGACCGGCACCGAGCGCGATGAATTCCGTGCCAGCATTGCCGCCAGTGAGGGTGGCGCCGGTGTGCCCATTGGCAAGTTCAGTGCCGCGCTGCTGGTGGCCGCTTGCGTGGACGAATCAGGCGCGCGCCTGTTTACAGCAAGCGACATGGCCGCCCTGCAGGCCAAAGCCGCTGCCAGCCTGGATGCCCCAGCCGCCGTGGCCATGCGCCTCAACGGCCTGGGCGCCGGTGCCGTGGAGGCCGCCGAAAAAAACTCCGTGAGCGGCCAGAGCGCAGATTCTGGTTTCGCCTAGCCAAAGAGCTGGGCAAAAGTGTTCGACAAGCCCAACTGGAAATCAGCAGCCATGAATTCACCGAATGGCTTGCCTACTACCAGCTGGAGCCCTTTGGTGAGCAGATTGCCGACATGCGCCACGGCGTGGCCACGGCGCTGCTGGCCAACGTCAACCGTAATTCTGAGAACCGCCCCGAACCCTACAAACCCGAAGACTTCATTTACTGGACCAAGCGCGAAGTGGTCGAGCCCGAGCCGGTGCAACTGGATGACCCCGTAGCGCATAGCAACCTGATACGAGCCGCCCTGTTTGGCATAGCCCCTCAACCGAAATAAGCATCATGGCAAACAACAACCTGGTCATCAAACTATCGGCAGACATCGCCAAATTCCAGGCAGACATGCGCACGGCGGGCAGCAGCACACAGCAAGCCATGGCGCAAATGGAAAAAGATGCCGCCATGGTTGGCCGCGCCATGGGCCTCATGGCTGTGGTCGGTGCGGGTGCGCTGACGGTCATGGTCAAGCAGTCCATCGACGCGGCCGACAAACTGCGCGACATGTCGCAAAAAGTGGGCATTGCCGTTAGCACCCTCAACGGCTTGGGCTTTGCGGCATCCCAGGCCGGTGGCAGTTTGGACGGCATGGTTTCGGCAGCGGGCAAGCTCAACAAATCCATAGCCGAAGGCGCCCAGGGAAACAACGACCAGGCCGCTGCCTTCAAGGCGCTGGGCATCAACGTGTATGACGCCTCCGGCAAGCTCAAAACGGCAGACGTGGTCATGACCGAAATGGCCAGCAAATTTGCCACCTTTGCCGACGGCCCGGAAAAAGTGGCCCTGAGCATGGCGCTCATGGGCAAGGCGGGTGCCGACATGATTCCGGTGCTGAACGAAGGCGGCGAAGCCATGCGCGCCAACATCGAGTACAGCAAGCAATACAGCGGCATGACGACCGAGCTGGCCAACGGTGCCGACAACTTCAACGACACCATGGGCAAGCTGCAGCTGCAACAGCAGGGCTTTGCAAACACCCTGACCGCCGCCGTGCTGCCCATCTTGCAAGCCGTGGCCGACGAAACCCTGCGTGCCGCCGAAGAATCCAATGGCTTTACTGTGGCCGCCAACGCCGCCCGCACCGTGCTGGAAACCTTTGTGGTGGTAGGCAGTGAAGTGGCCTTTGTGTTCAAGGGCGTGGGCACCGAAATTGGCGGCATGGCCGCGCAACTGGCCGCGCTGGCTCGGGGCGACCTGAAAGGCTTCACCGCCATCAGTGACGCCATGAAAGAAGACGCCGCGCGCGCCCGCGTCGAGCACGACAAGTTTGTGGCCGGCATCATGGACCGCACCCCGGCCACGGTGGACAGCTGGGGCAACGAAGGGCGCCGCAACACCGCGCCCACCTTGGGTGCCGCGCCCCGGTTCTCAAGCGGTGGCGGTGGCCGCAAAGCAGCCGGCGCAGCCAAAGGCCTGACCGACGCGCAAAAGATCGAGCAAGACGCCCAGCGTTTTGTTGCTAAGCTCAAGGAGCAGGCCGACACCTTCGGAATGAGCGGCGCGGCGGTGCTTGAGTACCAGATGAACCTCAGCAAGTTCCCCCAGGTTTACAAAGATGAAGCCATTGCCCTGCAGCAGCGCATTGACGCCTACAAGGCTGCCGCCGACGAAGACAAGGCCTTTGCCGATGCCACCGAGCGCTTCATGGCCGACCGCGAGCGCGAGATCCAGACCATTGAGGCAAACGTCGCGCGCATCCAGATCAGCCGCATGACCGAGGTCGAGCAAGAGCAACTGGCGCACGAATTGATTCTGGAAGACTTGCAAAAGTTTCATGACCTCAAGTTTGAAAACGTGGCGCTCGCCAATGCGGAAATTGAAGCGGAAAACGAGCGGCACAAACAAGTGCTGACCGACATGCAGGCCGCCCACGACCTGCAAAGCCTGGGCATGATGGGCAACGCCACCGACCAGCTGCTGGGCATCATGAAACGCACCGGCCAGGAGCAGACCGCGCTGGGCAAGGCCGTGTTTCTGGCCAGCAAAGCCATTGCCGTGGCCGAGATCCTGATCAACACCGAAGTGGCAGCATCCAAGGCTGGCGCACAAATGGGCATTTTTGGCATTCCCATGGCCATGATGATCCGCGCCACGGGCTACGCCAGCGCCGGCATGGTGGCCGGCATGGCCATTGCAGACGCCAGCGCCGAAGGTGGCTACGACATCCCCAGCGGCACCAATCCGGTCACGCAGCTGCACGAGCGCGAAATGGTGCTGCCCAAAGAGCAGGCCGACGTCATCCGTGGGCTGGCCAGCAATGGCGGCAGCGGTGGCGGCCCCATGGCGCTCACCATCGTCAACCAGACCAGCGGGCGCATCGACAAAGTGACCGAGCAGCGCATCAGCCCCACCGAGCGCGCCATCATCATCCAGGAGGCCGTCAACAGCACCGCCGCGCAGTTGTCCGACCCCAACAGCAAAACCAGCCGCGCCATGAGCCGCAACTACGCCACCCAGCGCAGCCGTTAAGAGCCCCACACCATGCCAACCATCCCCAACGGCCTCAAGCCCATCGTCGCCAGCTACAGCCACGGCGGACCCGGCGGTGTCATGCGCACCGAAGTGGCCGGCGGTGCGCCGCGTTATGCCCTGGACTGGGACCGTGGCCTGGCGCAGTACAGCGTCACGCTCATCCTGGACAAGCTGCAGTTCTCGGTGTGGAGCGCGTTTTTTCACGGCGTCATCAAAAAAGGCGCCATCACTTTCGACATGCCGCTTGACAGCGGCTTTGGCACGCAAACACACGCCTGCAACATCGTCCCTGACACCTACCAGGCCAGCCGCACCGGCGGCACCGCCATGGCGGTCAGCTTTGTGGTCGAAGCCGAAAGCCAGGCCTACGAGCTCACCAGCGCCGAGTCGCTTGAGTTGGTGGAAATCTACAACACCTATGCCGCCGACACCGACGAACTGCTGGCCCGCATTGAACGCTTTGCCACGCTTGACAGCTTGGTGCTGGACTTCTAAGCCATGAGCCTCGACCTAGAAACCGCCCTGCGCACCTTCCTGGCCAGCGCCCCGCAGACGGTGCACCCCATCCAGACGCTGCAGATCAGCCACAGCGCCATGAGCCAGGTGTGGCACCTGTGGCGCGAGCCTTATGTGGGCACGGCAGGCGGCAACACCATGCAGCCCTGCAACATTGAGATCAAACTGGCAGGCTCACCCGGCCATCTTGACCAAAAGTTTGACATCCGCATCGGCCTGGTGGACATCGAGGACACATTCCGCGCAGAGATGGATTCAATCCCGATTGACACGCAAGAAAAGATCGCCGTGGTGTACCGCGAATACCTGTCAGACGATTTGGTGAACGCGCAGGCCGTGGCAACGCTGCAAGTTGAGTCGATCAGCTACGTCAAAGGCGCGGCCAATATCAGCGCTGTGTCACCACGCTACAACATCACGCGCACGGGCGAGACTTTCAATCCAAAGGAAATCCCGATGCTTCGTGGGTTTATTTAGAGCAACACCATGACCATCGACATCAACACCTACCTGGCCAAACCCTACGGCCCGCAGCCGTGCTTTGAGCTGGTGGCCGACGTGTACGCCACCGAGCTGCAACAGATCCCCGTGGACTACAAAACCGTGAACCGCTCGGTGCGCGAAATGGCGTCAGCTTTCCGCTTGGCGATCCACAAAAGTGCGCACGGCTTTGTGCAAGTGGTCGAGCCGGTGGACCTGTGTGTGGTGCTGCTGGCCAAACACGCGCACATTGGCATCCACCACTGCGGCGTTTACCATGACGGCGCGGTGCTGCACGCCATGCCGGGCAGCACGCTGTTTGAGCCCTTGAGCGTGATCCGTGACAGCTTCGCGGTGGTGCAGTTTTGGGCCAAGGCCAGCGAAGGGCAGGGCGCATGACCCGCATCACGCTTTACGCGCACCCCTTCGCGCCCGCTGCGCCCCAGGTGTTCGAGGTCGATGACCTGGCGCGCTGGCTGCTGGCCCACTATGGCGACGTGCCCACCGTGAAGGTGCAGGTGTACCGCGGCGAACCGTCCGCAGAGACCGAGGTCACCAACGACATTGCCGAACTCATTGCCGGTGACGCACCCGCCTACACCGTGCTGCAAAGCCCGGGCGGCTTCGACCCCTTCACCTGGTTCATCATCGGCGTGGTGCTGTCGGTGGCCGTGGTGGTGCTCATGCCCAAGCCCGAAATGCCGGGCAATATCAACCGCACCCAGTCCAGCCCCAACAACAAACTGGGCAACCGCGAAAACCAGGTGCGCATGCTGGAGCGGGTGGAGGACATCTATGGCACCGTCAAGGCCATTCCCAGCCTGATGATGCCCACGTACAACAAGTACATCGGCCACCAAAAGTACGAGTACGGCTACTACTGCATCAGCCGGGGTTATTGCGACGTGGCCAGCCTGAAAGACGGCGACACCCTGATTGCCGACATCAGCGGCGCCAGTGCCGCCGTGTACCACCCGTTCACCAGCCCCAACAGCGGCGCACCCGTGCTGCAGGTGGGGGACGCCATCATCGACGACGTGATCACCGCCGCGCGAAGCATCGAGGTCGACGGCATCACGCTCAAGGCGCTCAACCAGGTGCAGCTGGTTGCCAGTGGCAGCTACACCTTTGCCGCCGGTGGTGTCATCACCCAGGCCAGCAAAAACCCCAACTTCAACAGCGTGGACACCACCACGGACACCATCACCATCACCATGAGCCCGGCCACGGTGTCGGCCACGGGCGACATCACGGTCAACGCTGCTGCCAAGACGTTTTCAGACGTGGCGGCGGCGGGCCTGTTTAACGGCATTCTGGTGGGCGACACCCTGACCACCAGCGGCTTTGTCACCCCGGGCAACAACGCCACCTGGACGGTCACCGCCAAAACCGCCAATCTGGTCACGGTCAGCGTCGCCCCGACGGACGAAGTCGCCATAGGCGCCACCGTGGCCGTGCCGCGCGACTACTCGGGCACCTACACCCTGGCCAGCGTGGGCGACGGCACCGCCACGGTCACCAGCGCCACCTGGCCCACGTCGGTCACGCTCACCTGCGCCATCCAGATCACCGGCAAAACCGAGTACACCGACTGGATCACGCTGCCCGACCTGGAGCGCACCCAGGTCTTGTGCAACATCACCGCGCCCAACGGCATGTACAAAGACGCGGGCGGCAAGAGTGTGGCCACAGTGGCGTTTGCCATCGAGATCGAGCAGCTCGACGCCATCACCCTGTTGCCCCTGGGCTCGCCCGTGGTGGAAACCGTAACCGGATCGCTCAGCGGCTCAGTCACGGATGAGCGTGCCGACACCATCGAACACGCCACCGCCTGGACCGGCCCGGCCCGGGTGCGCATGCGCCGCACCACCGCCTATGACTACGCCTGGGAAGGCACCGTGATGGATGAGATCAAGTGGGCCGACCTGTACAGCATCACGCCCGTGGCCGCGCTCGAGTTTGGCAACAAAACCACCGTGCACACCGTGACCCAAGCCACTGCACGCGCCACCGCCGTTAAAACGCGGCAACTCAACTGCCTGGCGTCGCGCCTGCTGCCCACGTACAACGGCAGCACGTTCAGCGCGGTGCTTGACGCCACCGGCCTCAAGACCAGCGGCACCCTGTACGCCACCAGCAAAATCGTGGACATCATCGCCGCCGTGTCGCAAGACCCCAAGATTGGCGCCCGCGTGCTGGCCGATGACGTGGACATGGCGCAGATCTGGGCGGTGCAGGGCCTGCTGGATGCATGGAGTGCAGAGTGCGGCCAGTTCAACTACACGTTTGACTCTGACAACACGTCTTTCGAGGAGACCCTGATCCTCATCGCCAACGCCGCTTTCTGCATCGCCTACCGCCAAAACGGCAAAATCCGTCTGGCCTTTGACCAGGCGCAAACCGCAAGCACGGCGCTGTTCACCCACCGCAACAAAAAGCCCAAGAGCGAGACCATCACGCGCAGCTTTGCCAGCGACTCGGACTATGACGGCGTGCAGTTCACCTACGTGGACCCGGACAGCGATACCAGCGAGACCATCAGCCTGCCCTTGGACGGCAGCGCCACCAAATACCGCAAATTTGAGATCGCAGGCATCCGGTCATTTACCCAGGCCTGGTATCGCGCATCACGCGAATACGCCAAGCTGCGCGGCCAGCGCCTGACCATCGAGACCACGACCACGCTCGACGCGCGTGCGCTGCTGCCCAACGCCCGCATCGACGTGGTGGACAACACACGTTTCAAAAGTTACGACGGCGAAGTGGTGGGGCAAAGTGGCCTCACGCTCACGCTCAGTAACGACGTGGCCTTTGTGCCCGCCACCAGCCACAGCATTGTCTTGATGAAGCGCGACGGCAGTTTGCAATCAATAGCCTGCACGGCAGGCAGCGCGGCCAACAAGGTGCTGCTGGCCAGCGCGCCCGCCGAGGCCATCGTCACGACCTATGGCAGCGCAGGCATCCGCACCATTTACAGCTTTGCCGCAGACAGCGCCCGCGCCGCCCAGGCCTACCTGGTGCAAGAGCTGGACATCAGCGACGGCCAGTACTGCCAGATCCGCGCCATCAATTACTCGGCTGACTACTACGCCGGGGATGTCGCCGCCGTGCCCGCCAAAGACACCGTCATCAATTAACCCCCAAGGACCCCATCATGACCGCCATCACCATTGCCGACCTCAACAACGCCAAGACCGATGTGGACCACATCGCGGCCATCGCCACATCCGTCGAGCTGACCGCCACCGACCGCCTGGGCCATGTCAAAAGCACGCTGGCCGCCGCCATTGACAGCATCAAGTCATGGACAGACAGAGGCGCATGGACAGCGTTGACAGCATACGCCGGCAAAGACCTTGTAAGCAACGGCGGCACTTGGTACGTCTGCGTGGTGGCGCATACCAGCAGTGCGGCGTTTGCAACAGATACAGCGAGCAAGTGGCGGGTGTATCAGGGCATCACAGTGCCTGAGTTGGCCGCATCCTCTGGCGCCTCGCTGGTTGGCTATCTACCCGCTGGCACGGGTTCTGTGGCTACTACCGTACAAGCCAAACTGCGCGAGCGCGTGAGCATCAAAGATAAAGGCGCGGTGTGTGATGGCGTCGCAGACGACACAGCCGCCAATCAACTTGCACTCGACAGTGGTGCGCTGGTTGTTGACTTCCTTGGCCTTCCTTCCAAGTGCGACCAACTCACAATCCCTGCAGGAGTGCATGCCATCAACCTCAATTTGGTCAAGAAGACTGCAGGCGGTAACGTCGTGCTGGTGAATTCAAACTGCCATGTTGCGGGGAAGATCACTGGTACCAGCACGCTGTCTACTGTTGAACGTGCTGTTTATCCAGCTGCAAACAACGTAACAAACGTCACATTCGATCTTGAATGCACCAGTTTGACTTACGGCGTCCACGGCCAGCCGCTCGCAGGAACCGCTTATGCCGATGCGCCGAAGCGGTGGAGCGGGAAGCTACGTTTCACCAACATCGCAGGAACTACGGGTGCGTCGGAGGGTTACGGGCTACTGCTTTCGCCTGGTTACGACTGCCAGTTTGACATTGTTTCAAAAAGCGCAGCAGCACGGCACATTGTTTACCTTTCCGCAGGTGCGTCCAACAACAAGGTAAATGCCACAGTGGACGGCTGCACTAACTACGCCGCGCAGATTTACTCTGTTGCACCTCAGCCACCGTGTGAGTGGAATGAAGTTAATTTGAAGTGCACCAATCTCACTGAGACTGTTGCTGGTCAAAGCGGGCCAATAGCCATTGTTGGGCAGGCGCACTTTAACACTGCTACGTTCAGTGTCAATGGTGGAGGCGCCATCAGCTACGGTGCTTTGGTTGAGGGTAGCAGCACCGGGCCGTACCCGCTTGCCAACAAGATCATTGGCAGCTCTGCCTATGGACAGTTCCTTGGCGCGGACGTGATCCACATGATCAATGCCGACAGCACCATCGTGACGGGTAACCACTTGTTTGCATATGGCACAGCCAGTGTAATTGGTATGCGCCGCGCTGGAACCAACGGTGCAACGCACGGTGGCTATGTTCATGACAACATCATCAACGCCTTGGGACAATCGCGTAAAGGTGTCTACGATGAATGCAACACACAGCCAAGCTACGTTGGGCCGAATGATATTCGCAATAACGGCGCTGCTTTGCGCGTTGATGATCAGACAGGTGGCAAGCGCCTTGGTTATTCGCGTCGGGTAACTTTCAGTGGCGTAACAGCTTCCGCAGCTGCTACCAACTCGGTCGATACCACAGTTACGTTGCCAGATTCCATTCAGACCACGGGTCGCATTGTGAATGTCTATCTGACTGGCGCATCGGTGGTGTTCTTCAATCTGCCTATTTGTGTTGTTGGTGTGATTGGTGCAGCGGCAGAAACATCTATGGCATTCCGTGCCTACAACGCACACTCCGTAGCGCAGACCTTTAATTACGCCGGCTCGGTTGAGGGTGATTAATCCATGATCCTTCACGCTGAAATTACTGAAAGACTGACCCATGCCCCAAGATAACCCAACACACTCACGCGAAGGACTGATCCAGGTCATCGCTGTACGCCTTGACAACCTGCACGCTGATGTGTCCGGCATGCGCGATGTGCTGAAAGAATTAGCCACGGCAGTGACCAAGCTGGCCGTGATCGAAGAGCGGCAAGGCCAAGCGGCACAAGCCTTGGAACGCGCTTTCAATGTGCTGGAAAAAGTCGAAGCCAGACTTGACTCTTTGGAGCATGCACAGCCCTTGCAAATGCAGTCAACCGACTGGATCAACCGTGGCATGTGGGCTGCTGTGGGTGTGCTGGCGCTTTTCATCATCAAGAAAGTGGGGCTGGTATGAATGATCTATCTGTAACCATGTGGCTGATCTGGTGCGATATGTGGGGCTGGACATGGAACTGATCGCCGACGCCAAGGAAGTCCTGCTGAAAGCCTGGTCGGTGCGCCTGGCGCTGCTGTCTGCGCTGCTGTCTGCGCTGGAAGTTGCCTTGCCATTTTTCACCACATTCATCCCGCCCAACACGATGGCGATTCTGGCCGTGTGCACCAGCGCCGGCGCTGCCATTGCCCGGATTGTGGCGCAACCCAACAGCTTGCCGAGATCATGAACATCCCGCGCAAAGCCATTGCCGGCCTGACTCTGAGCGCCGCCGCGCTGTTTGCGCTGGTGATGGAAGAAGGCTACACCGACAAGGCCGTGATCCCCACCAAGGGCGACCGGCCAACGCTGGGGCATGGCAGCACCTTTCATGAAGATGGCACACCCGTCAAGATGGGCGACACCACCACGCCGACCCGTGCGCTACTCAAGGTGAAGGCGCACATTGACAAGGAAGAAGCCTCGTTCATCCGGTCACTTCCCGGCGCCGAGTTGCATCAGGGTGAGCATGACCTGTACATGGACTTCGTGTACCAGTACGGCACGGGCAACTGGTGGAAGTCAACCATGCGCCAGCGCATTCTAGTGAGCGACTACACAGGCGCGTGCAATGCCCTGCTGGCCTACCGCTTCGCCGCCAAGTACGACTGTTCCACCTTGGTCAACGGCAAGCCCAACAAGCGCTGCTGGGGCGTGTGGGAGCGCACGCAAAAGAGGCATGCCAAGTGCATGGCCATGCAATGAACCTGACCATCCTCGCCACTGTTGTTTCAGCCGCCGCCGGCTTTGCCGCTGCCTGGAACCTGCAAGCCCACCAGCTCACCAAACTCAGCTTGGAGCACGCCAATGAACGCATCGCCATCCAGCGCACCGCCCGCGCCACCATCGAGCGCACCAGCAATGCCGTCATCCAGGCGCAAAACGCCGCAGCGGGCCGCGTGGCGGTGGGGATTGTGGGGCTGTCATGATCGCACTTTCAAGCAGGCAAGCACGCGCCGTGGTGGCCCTGGTGATAGCCCTGGCGCTGGCCGGCACCCACTGGAAGGCCTACACCACAGGCGCCAAAGGTGTGCAGGCAGAGTGGGGCGCCGAAAAGCTGACCCAGGCCGCCCAAACCCTGCAGCTAATGGCTGATGCCCAAGCCACCACCGCCAAGCTTCAGGCCAAAGCCGACACACAACGAAGGACCAAAAATGCGCAAATTGCCCGCCTTAATGCTGACCTGTCTACTGCTCTTGCAGGGCTGTCAGACCGCCCCGCGCGTGACAGTGCAGGCAG